AACTGGATCAACTCTCAACCGAGGACAGACATCAAGTTCTCTGCTGGTCTGGACTACGGTTTCACTGATGCTGATGGATTTGCCATCATCATGTTCTCTACAAGTAAGCCAGAGAAGTGGCTTGTTTATGAACATAAGGGCAACCGTACTGGCATTACAGAACTATCAGACAAGATCAAGGAAGGTATGAAGTATATTGAAACCGATCCTGTCTTTCAGTCTATTCCAGATCGCTTCTTCTACATTTACTCAGACGCAGGGGGAGCCGGTAAGAAGATTACATTCGAGCTTGCGACACAATATGGTTTACCTTGCCTTGATGCCTACAAAGTTGATAAGGATTTCCAAGTCGAAATGCTTCAGGAAGAAGTCCGAAACGGTTCTCTCAAGGTTGATCCAGAAGGTGTGTTCGCCGATGAGGCACTGAAGACTGTCTTTGCCCGTAACGATAGGGATGAGCTAACCCGTGTCATTGACGATGATATATTCCACCCAGACATTATGGATGCCATTCGTTATGCACTTTCGCTTATCTGGGTAAACTACAAAAAATAAATTTTATTTCAGATTTCTGCTCTACGCCTAAACTATATATAAGGAGAAAAAGAGAATGAATATAAGCGCACTGCTTACAGCCTATAAACAGATTAAGGATGCCGAGAAGAAACAGAAGCAGTTGGACAGACTGTCTGCGACTGATCTCAACTATGGCATTGTCAGGGATTTGATCAACTCGGCCTACAATGGAGTTGTTATCACTGTCACTCTGAGGGACGGAACAAAGCTCGACATTAAACGCGAGGATAACTTTGATCGGCTTCAGAAGAAATATGTGGAGGGATTCTAATGAAGCGAGATACAGACTTTATTCTGAAAGACATGGCCCAGATGGAAGGCTTTCTCGCTCGTCGGGATGTCAAGTACCGTCGCAACTTTAACCGCTATTACAACAACTTCAACCGCAATGAGGACATTTGGACTGTTTATGGAAATGTTATTGCCTACTACACCATGCAGGATGAAGAGGCTGGCATCATTCCTTACATCAATATCCTTCGTTCGTGCGTTGATACCACTGCAAGCAAGCTCAGTCAAACCAAGGTTCGCCCCTTCTTCAATCCAGTCTTGGGAACCTTTAGGACTGTAAAAACCTGTAGAAATGCTCAGGTGTTCTTTGATGAATACTATGACAAGGAAAAAGTTTATCCGAAGTCTGTCAATGCCATCACCGATGCATTGGTGTTTGATATGGGTGTTCTTTGGATCGACGATGAGACTGCTACCATCAAGAAACTGTCTCCTTGGGAGTTTATCTTCGATGTGGCAGAAATGACGTTTGGCGATCTAACCCGAGTAGAGGTTAGGCGCAAGCAGTATCCTCTTACTTCACTCAGACATCTCTTGAAGAAGGGAACAGAGTATTATGCCCGTCTTGAAGATACGCCCAATGCCTACGTTGACTATCGTATCTACTATGATCTGATCAACAAGGTTCAATACAAGTTTATTGGCAATGAGTTGTTCCAGACTCGCAAGATTGACTATGCGGTCGCACCGATGGTTTGGATGTACTACAAAGACCCGATCAAGGGAGCCTTCTCTGACTCCATGGTTGATGTTGTCTATCGTCTTCAAAAAATGATAGATGATCTAACCTACAAGATTTCTGTGGCCGCTGAACTGTCACCTGCCAATCTGATATTCGTTCCACGAGGGGCTGACATTAAGACTTCAATGATCGGATCAGCCAAGATCGGTGACATATTTGAATACAATATGGCTGTGTCTGGTGGAAACCCCATCACTGTTGCCACTCCCCCTGTCATTGATCCGTCCTATTTGCAGTTGCTTGAAATGTTTGAGCAGAAAGCCTACAACATGGTTGGCGTCAGCCAGTTGTCTGCACAGAGCAAGAAGCCCAGTGGACTCAACTCTGGTGTGGCTCTTCAGACGCTTGAAGACGTAGAGTCTGAACGACACAACGTCCTTCTCTCAACCTACATCCATTTTGTACAGGCTCTTGCCGAGCGCATGATCGAAGTTATGCCAGAGGATGCAGATGTACTTCCACGCCGTCGATCCCGTTCTGCTATTACTTGGAAGGATATTAAGAAGGAACGGGAAATGTTCAACATTCAGTTCTCTGCTTCTTCTTCTCTGTCTAAAGACCCGAAGGTTAAGATGGAACAGATTGAAAAGCTCATTGGCATGAAGATTATTGATCCTTCACTTGCCGCAACTCTCTTGGAAATGCCTGATCTTGAGAACGCCTACTCCATTGCTACTGCCGCTCATGATATGAACGAAAAGATTATCGAACGTGTTATTGAGGATGGCCCCGATCCAAAGACTGGCATGTTCTATTTCTATGAGGGAACCAACATTCAGGCTCTCTTTGGACAGGCTATGAATACTCTCATGAGGCTTGATGCCAATGATGAAAAGCCAGAAGTATTGCAGAATCTTACTGCCTTTATTGCCCAGCTTAAAGACATGATGGATGAGATCAATGCGGCCCTTCAACCGCCCCCTCCTCCACCTGCCCCAGAGCAAGGGCCACCGCCACCTGAACAACCTCCCATGTAAAAATGGGTGTCAAAAAACTGAAACTATATATAAGGAGAAATAACATGAACGAAATGCATTCAGATGAACAGGCCGATGTACAACTCATTTGTCAGGTTCTTAATGAGGAACTGGAACCGGTTATCACGGTTATCAAGAATATCCTCGACAAGATTACGGCCATGGACGATGAGCTTGATGGACTTGCCAAGGTCGTCAATGAAGAGATTCTTGGTGGTATCATCAATCTCTACAACACCAAGGAACGCATGTCTGGCATCAGTTCACTTTCTGAGAAGTATGGTTCCCTCATGGGTCCATACAAGGATTTCTATTCCGAGCTTTCCGAGGGCAAGGACATCTACGAAGAGCTTTACAACGAGCTTGAGGAGTTTAAGCAGTCAGCGGAATCCGTTGACGACTCTGCCGTAGATGCCAAGGTTCAGGAGCTTGCAAACATGCTCAAGGCAAAGTTTGAGAAGGTTCGTGGAATGAGCGTCGGAGAAGAGAAACCCGTGGCCGTTGAAGTCGAGATCGAGAAATCCAGTGAAGCCGAAGCCCCGAAGGCCGATGAGCTTATCGACAAGATTCGCAAGATGAAGTCTCGCGCTGGCGATGTCAAGTTCTAATGTGTTGGGCGTTGCCCAACCCGAAAAATAAAATCTTTTTCTAATAAGGAGAAATAAATGGCTGTTACTTCTGACAGTGCCGTTCTTACAGTGTTCAAAGAGTGGTAAACCGTCGATCTGCCTCTCTATAATAAAACTGGGTGAACTGCTGGAAAAGCGTCAAAACGAGCATATTTATTGTTATGATGGGACCAAAACCGTATAAACCAACAGACAGTAGATATGAATATGTCAAGGTGAAGATAGGTGGAGCTTGGAAAAAGGTTTTATATCATAGATGGCTATGGGAACAGGCTTATGGCAAAATACCTGCTGGAATGCAGGTACACCATAAGGATGAAAACCCAACCAACAATGATATAGACAATCTGGAAGTGGTGGATGCATTTGAGCACAACTCAATGCATCATCTTGGGAATAAATACCCAAGTAGAAAACCACATGGGCCAGAACCAAACAGGAAGGCGTGGACAACTCGAAAAGCTCGATCAGCATCCAAGCACAACGAAACCAATAAGAGTAGTTGTGAAGGTTCAACGACTAACGGGTGAGGATGGTAACCAATAATCCCGACACGAGCGCCCAGCATCGTGAAAGCGATGATGATATAGTCTGATCATACGGGATGACAAACCGTATGAAGTAGGGGATAAAGAGCCTCTACGATAACATAATGACACCGACAAGGAGATGGAGTCTGTCCTTTGGAGGGCAAGCCCCGTTCTTCGTGACATCAAGAAAAACCGCGTTGGTGGAAAAACCTACAACTTCGCGGCTAACTATGGCTCTGGTGGAGCTTGTGCTGGTGATGCTACCATCGCCGCTACCAATGCCGCCAGTGGAACTTCAAAGTCCGTTCAGTTCGCCGTTACCCCCGGCCAACTCTTTTCCATTTTCAACGTGGGTGCTCAGGAAGTTCTCGCGTCTGAGAATATCCGTGGAGCGTTTGTTCCTGTTCCTGTCGTAAAGATGTACGATGGTACAGCCGCCTTTAGGCGCTTGTTTGCCACCGCTCTCTATGGTATGGGATTTGGTGAAGTCGGACAGGTTGGTGCTAATGCTGGCACCATCACTCAGGGTACTGCTAATACCATCGACTTCGTTGAGTTCTCTCTCGTTGTCAAGCTCGACATTGGTTCTCAGTTCATCGTGACGAATGGTGCTCTTCCCTCCTCGAACCTCCGCACTCTCGTTTGCACCGTCACCGCCATCAATGGAACTTCCGTTACCTTCAATGCCGCCGCTGGTGCCAATGAGACTTGGGCCGCTACTGACTGGGTAGAGATTTATGGTTGCCGCTCTGGTGCCACACCTCTTCTTCCTGTTGGTCTTACTGGCTGGCTCCCAACCATCGCTGGACGCTCTGGTGGAACTTGGACTACCTACATTGGCACGAGCTTCTTCGGCGTTGATCGCTCTGTGTTCCCTGATCGCTTGGCTGGTAACTACGTTGTTCGTAACACTGCTGGTTCTGAAAAATATGTTGACTGTATTGTTCGCGCTGTGAAGGCCGTTCGTAATGCCGGTGGAAATCCTCAGTGGCTCGTCATCAATCCTGATGACTACAACAAGGTGATCACCGAAGTCAACGCCCAGACCACCTATTTCCAGCAAACAGATATGGGTAAGGCAAAGGGAAAGAGCAACGAGTTCGTCCGTGGTTTGAATAACATGAAGTATGCCTTCAATACCTCTTGGGTTGACAAGGTTTACGATGATCCGTTCTGCCCACGCTTCACCGCCTACATTATCGATGAGGAAACCATCGAGTTCGCCATGCTCACGAACGGTGACACCCCGGTTAATGATGGCATTTCTGCCAACAACCCCGGAGTTCAGGCTGTTAATGGCGTCAGCACTCCTGATGTCAAGAACACCTACGCCTTCATCTTCGATGACTACATCACTGTCCAGCCCGGAAGCCTCGCTTCTTCTGGCCCAGTGTCTCAGGTCATCCTTCAGCTTTACGGTTCGTTCGCATTGCGGGCACCCGGAAAAAATGCCGTAATAAATTTCGTTTCGTAGCTGATATAAAAAATGTTTCTTCGGGAGAGCCCTTTCTACAGAGGGCTCTCCTCTTTTTTTGTATTCGCGAACACTATATTGCAACTATATACAATGAAATCCTAAGCACAGGAGAATACGCATGCTTGCAACAGATATTATCAAACGCGCCCGCTCGCTTTCTGATACTCCAAACTCACTCTTCATCTCAACCTCAGATGAACAGCAGTCTCTTTATGAATCTTGGAAAGACATTTATTCCAAGATCACTGACTCATCTGACGACTATTTTCTCATTGAAATCTTCCTTGACATGTCTACCGCTGTCCAGCTTGGAACCAACGAATGGGAGATTACCGTTCCCGCAGATGTCTACAAGATTCGTTTTGTAAACTACCGGGACACGACTGGTGGCTGGACAAACATGTACAAGTTTGCTACCGATAGTCGGAACAGGTTGTCAGGATCACCGAAGTACCGATGGCGGGCCAACAAACTCTGGGTTACTGGTTCCACTCTTCCTTCGGCCATCAGGCTCGAATACTACCCAGCCCCTATCGTTCCATCCATTCCTGAGCCGGATTGGAACTACTGTCTTTCTCTTGCCCAGTATGACAAGACGAATGTATCAAGCCCCAACTACTTCTCAGTCATCAATCCAAACAACTCAGACAATACCGACTATCTCATCTACATTTTTGCCGGAACTACTATCAAGGTGGAGTCAGCCACACTCAACTCAACCACCACTCTCTATACCTCTACTGGACTTTCCAATGTCATTTATAATCTTGGATACATTTACTACCTAAAAGGGGGTGACATATTCCGAGCCACTACCAATCTTCAGTCTACTATCGTTCCCGCCGCCATTACGTCTGTAGGAAATATCACAACCTTCTCTATCTCGAAAGGAAAAATATATTTTTCTGACGCGACAGACACCTATCAGTGTAATCTTGATGGTTCCACTCCCGTTGTTTTGTATGCCTACACCACGAAAGGTGTGAATGTTACTGACACTGGCATCTACTACATCAAGGATTCAGACGGACTGATCTACAACAATGCCGTATCGCTTGGCATATTGGCTGATCAAATCTCTGGCGATGGAACCAACTACTACTATCTCGACTCTGCTGGTGTGGTTCACAAGAATGCAGACACAGTTTTGGCACTCAATGTGTCCTACATTGGCCAACCATCTAATGGCTTCATTGCTCTCATCAATGATCAGCTTGAAGTCAAGGCTGTTTCTACCACTGATGACACGGATTTCATCTATCCGATCAACGAAGCCAATGAGATTATGGCCTACCAGTGTGCTATCGACTTCAGGCGCAAGCAAAATGGAGACTTGACTGCACTTTTGGCCCGTTTGGCTGAGATTTGGGACAGGTTCTTTGACGTTTTGAAGAGAGATGAAGGACTTCCAGAGCGTAGGGCTCGGGATTGTCCGTTTTTCAACTATTAGGAGATGAAATGATAACTGCATATACGAGTGGAAAATATAAGATTCCATTTTATGTTGATGATGTAGATGCTTGGGTGTTAGATTACAACTGGGGGGCCTTATATTCAAAAGGAAAGCTGAAGTGCATAAGGAGGGGTGAGAGAAAATCTGGAATATATTCACATCATTTTCTTCATCGAGATATTGCGAATCCAGATAAAGATATGCAGGTTGATCATATTGATAAAAATCCTGCAAACAACTGTAGAAACAACCTGAGAATATGCACAAATGCTGAAAACAGCAGAAATAGATCAGGTCACAACACTCTAAAAAAGAAAGGAGTGTATAAAAGCAAATATGGTAAGTATATTTCATTGATAACTATCAATGGTATTAGAAAATATCTTGGCATATATGAAAAAGCCGAAGATGCACACATCGCTTACTGCGAGGCCGCGAAAAAATATCATGGCGAATTCGCAAGTTTTGACTAAAAGAGGAAAAACATGGACGATACCGCAAAGTTTGAAGTTAATATCCGAAACTCCATCAATACTGACACTATTGAGCAAGACTTCAAGTCTTTTGAAGATGCCTCTGCTCCAATGCTTGTAAATACTGGTATAGAGCGAGATGGTGGAGTAACCAACCTCTATGAAACTGAAAATACCTACTCTGAGGCTGGACAATATGT